GAATTAATACCTTTAGTTCCATTACCTCTTAAAACACCATCTAAAAAAGATACAAGTATCACAAAATATTTAGATAATAAACGAATTTCAATTCATCCAAACCCATCTACAAATCAAGTAACAATAAATACTCCTGATTTAGAGCAATATACTCTAAAAATTATTGATTCAAAAGGACAATGTGTAGTATCTAAAGACATATACTCAATTGATTGTTTACATATAGTTGATGTTAATCAATTTAAACAAGGTATATATATATTTATTATAGAAGTTGATGGATATATTATATATAAAACAAAAAATATAAAAATAGATGGATAGTGTTACATTAAATAGAATCGAGCAATTACATCCCTTATTAAGAGATGAAGCTAAAGAAATATACCAAGAAATATGTGAAGCCTTAAAAGGTAGAGCAATATGTCGTTTTGCTTATACTTTAAGAACATTTAAAGAACAGAATGACTTGTATGCTCAAGGTAGAACAAAACCAGGTAAATTGGTTACTAATGCTAAAGGAGGTCAATCTTATCACAACTACGGTTTAGCTATTGATATAGTATTACTAGTAGATAAAGATAAAAATGGAACCTTTGAAACAGCATCATGGCAAACTAATGTTGATTTTGATGGAGATGGTCTTTTTGACTGGGTAGAAGTAGTTAAAATATTTAAAATGTATGGTTGGGAATGGGGTGGAGATTGGAAATTTACTGATAAACCTCACTTTCAGAAAACATTCGGTAAATCTATTAAGCAATTACAAACTAGTATGAAAGAACTAGGAACCGATTATCCTGTGTTTTAAAAGTATATTTATATATAATCAATGTACTTATCGATTTTTATAAGATAATGCGTTATATACACTATAGATATGGATGTAGACAAAATTTTTAATATGTTTGAACCCGAAACTAAACCAGCTCCTGAAAACCTGGTGTTAGTAGATTTTAAAGATCATCCTTATTATTGGGTTGGGATGTTTAGGAAAATAATGTTAAATTATGATACGTTTAGTAAAAAATTTATTTCCCTGTTTCGTGAAGATGGTTCTGAAGTAGATATGGTTGATGTTGAAAAAGCAGGTGAATGTTTTGTATATGAAAGAGCCTGGGAGTATATTAGTAAATTAGATATTAATATTCCAATTCACTTAACCTCATTATTACAATTCAGGGATCCGGTATTGATTAAAAATTTAAACAGAACTCTTATATACTTCCAGGACAGTGAAGAATATGAAAAATGTGGGTTCATACTTAAACTTATCCAGGAATTAAAGAAAGATCCACTTTAGCTTGGAGAAGCAAGATTTCTCTCGTATCTTCTTAACCATATTAAAAAATGTAATTATGAAAAACAGAGAAATAATAATGAGGAGATTAGAACATATAGAATCAAATATGTCTAAACTAGAATTTATCCTAAAAAGACAAGGTAGTAGAGAAGAATTTGAGGAAGTAATATTCGATACCAAAGAATACCTCAACGATGCTAAATCATTCGTACAACAAGAACCACTATCACCTGGAGAAGTAAATCAATATTAATAGTTATGAAATTAGAAGCTAAAGAAATCCAACAAAATTGGGTTAGAATGATGGGTTTTATAGAAGACCATATTTCTGAACCACGTAAAACAGCATTACTAGAGTTTTATAATAAATTCCAAGAAAGAATTATTATGATGCCTGCTGCACATAAGAAAGAATATCACAATGCATTTCCTGGAGGTTATGTAGATCACGTTAATCGTGTTATCACATGTGCTCTTCATTTACATGAATTATGGGGTCAAATGGGTGCTGATTTAAATACCTATACCAAAGAAGAATTAGTATTTTCAGCTCTGAATCATGATTTAGGGAAAATGGGTAGTGAGGAATTTGAATCATATATTGAACAAGACGATAAATGGAGACGTGAAAAATTAGGTGAGGATTATAAATTTAATAATAAATTACCATTCGCATCTGTACCTGATAGAGGATTATTCTTATTACAAGACCACAATATCAAATACACATTCAATGAAATGATCACAATTCAGACTCATGATGGTTTATATGATGAGGGTAATAAAAAATATTTAATGTCTTATGCTCCAGAACAAAAACCACGTACCTCTTTACCATTTATAGTTCATCAAGCGGATTTAATGGCTGCTCGTATTGAATTTGAAAAAGAATGGTTACCTAAATTTAATGAGGAAACTGCGGAAGCACCTAAAAAAGCATTTACTTTAGAAACTAAAACTTCTACTCAACAAAAAGCATTAGGTACTATCAAAAGTGAAGGTTTAAAAAATTTATTAGATAATCTATGATATTGTTAATTATATTCCTAGTAGGACTTAGTGTCGTACTAGGATTTACGACTTATAATCTTTTAAAGAAAAATGAAGCTCAAGAAGACATATTAGCTAGTTATATGACTTATCTAAATAAAATGTCCGATATAATTGATTTTTCAGATAAAAAGATGAAAGAAGTAGATGAAAAAGGTTCATTCAAGAGTGATGATGAGGTAGGTTTTTTCTTTGAGCAAATTAAAGCTTTACAAGATATCCTAAACTCATTCAACATAAAAAATCTCTAATATGGAAGAAGTAATAGTAAAAAAGAAGAAAAAAAGTGTTCAATATTTTACTAAAGATACTGAGAACGCTATTGTAAGATATAATAATACTGAAGATTCTGAGGAACGTTCAAATATCTATAGAGAAGAAATTCACTATGCTTTCTTTAAATTAACAGAAAATATCATTCACACATTTAAATTTTATCATACTGATGTTGAAAATATAGAAGATTTACAACACGAAGTGATAACATTTTTATTATCTAAAATTCATAGATTCAATCCTGAAAATGGAGCTAAAGCATATTCTTATTTTGGAACAATTACCAAACGCTGGTTAATATTATATAATCAGAAAAATTATAAGAAAAAAATTGATACTATTGATATAGATGCATTAGAAGAAGATGAAAGTCATTCATATGAATTGGAAGATTCTCAACCTATAGAACGTTTATCTTATTATATAGACGAATATGTTAAACATTGTACTGAACATATTTTCAAATTATTTCCAAAAGATGAAGACGCTAAGATAGCTGATGCTGTGTTAGAATTATTTCGCAAAAGAGAACATTTAGATATTTTTAATAAAAAGGCACTTTACATTTATATTCGTGAGATAGTAGATGCTAAAACACCTAAAATTACTAAAATAACAACTAAACTATACGATATTTTTAAAGCAGGATATTCATTTTATTTAGAACACGGATATGTAAAATTTAGTTCATAAATATTTATAATTAAAAATCATATATTTATGTCACAATTCGATAATGTTGTCTTTGGTAAAAAGAAATTTTCTCATTTATTAGAAGAAATTTATAATAATCAAAAGAAAAAAGATACTCAATTAATAGCTCTTATAAATGAGCTAAAACCTCTTATTTCTGAAATAGGTGATGCAACATTAATTGTTCCTTTAATTAAAGAATACTTAGAAATAAGTGTTAAAAATGATGATTTATTAATTAAGATGGCTGCGTTAGCTCAACGTGCAATGCAAACTCAAAATACAGATGGATCATTAACAATGTCAGAAGAAGAAAAGGAACAATTACTTGCTGCTGTTAACGAATTAACTCAAGGAGATAAATAATGGCGTACGGTCTTCCAGCAGTAAATCAAACTACTTTACCTTATCAAATTAGTAATTATACTACTGGTTTACCCCTATTACAGAAAACTTTAATTAGTTCTGTAAGGGTAACTGACATTATTTTAGACGATAATCATAAACAATTTGAAGAATTAGGTGGGTGGGATGCTTTAGGTACTATATTATATGAAGATGTAACTGATCCTAATATTAAAGGAACAGCTAAACCTTTAAATGGAAATAATAAAATATTACCTTTAATTAATGAGATTGTTTACTTACTTTCTCTTCCAAGTACTTTAATAGGTGATATAACTTCAACTCCAACTCAATATTATATTAATATTGTTGCGTTGTGGAATCATCCTCACCATAATGCTTATCCTTCAAATGCTAATGAACAATCATCTACACAACAAAAAGATTATGTTCAAACAGAATTAGGAAATACTAGTAAAATAACAGATCAACCACGTACATTATATTTAGGTAAAACATTTGTTGAACGATCTAATATTCATCCTTTATTACCTTTTGAAGGAGATATTATTACTGAAGGTAGATGGGGAAATAGTATAAGAATAGGTTCAACAGTACAAAAAACACCAAATAATTGGTCAGTAACTGGTTCAAATGGTGATCCTATATTAATTATTAGAAATGGACAAGGTACGCAAACCGATGAAGGTTGGACTCCAACGGTAGAAGATATTAATAACGATAATTCATCTGTTTATCTTACTAGTACTCAAAAAATTCCTTTAAAAGCCTCTAGTACATTATATAATAGTTACGCAACTCAACCTCAAGCTCCAAATGAATTTGCAGGGAAACAAATAATTTTAAATTCAGGAAGATTAGTATTTAATTCTAATCAAGATCATATATTATTGAGTTCAATTCAAACAATAGGTTTTAATGCTGTAAAAGGTTTTAATTTTGATACTAATTCAATATTTGTAGTTGATAGTCCATCTATAAAATTAGGTTCTAAAAATGCAACAGAATCA